TAGGAAGCATTTCGGTTACGCCTAATGTAGTTGCCATCTTTTATCTCCAAATATCAGCTATTCTGATTTCTTTGTTTAATTAGTCTTATTTTTTCTTTTTTCGAAAGTTGCTTATCAGTTGATGAAACTTTGGTTGAATGTTCAAAATCAAATACAGAAGTCCACCAATGAACAAGGTATTGGCAATAGAAAGAACCAATACCATTATGAGAAAGTAAACCATCCAAACGAGATCAGAAATCACGTTCCATGCCCATGCCTGGATTATCTTTCCAAGCGGCATCAGAAACTCTCTTTTCTAAATCCTCAACTTCAATTAGAAGAACTTCTAATTCTTTTATAACTGGCTCAACTATATCTCTTGCCCATCCAAGAGGACGATTTCCCATTTTATCCAAAAGTTTTTGAAGTACAGAAATAATCTTCTTTATTTTTACAGTTGGACTCGTTTTCAAATGATCACTGACAACTTGCTCAACCAATTTACTAAGTTGTTTCTTTGTAATTTTCATCTCATCCTACCTTATATCCGTATTTGTTCTTCAATCCACGAACAAGATACTTCCAAACAGTTTCATTTCCCTGGCAAATTTCTGCAATGTCTTCAAGAAGTTCTTCGTTTGAAAGACCATTCTCTGCTCTGAAACGAAATAACCAAGCAAGTTTACCATCAGTTTCCGGCTCGATTTGTTCCTCAAGTTTTTCGTCGCAACCTTCATCTAGTCCGCCGAATGAAATGCCGTGTTCACCACTCTTTTTCTTGGCAAGCTCTTTTGCATCCCAAACAATGTCATCATCATACAATGTTCCATATTCAAAAACAACGTCATCAAGCTGTTTTCGAATTTCTGGATCCAGACTTTCAATATCGATTTCGTCTTCGTATGAAGTTGACATGAGAAGTGGAACAACCTTAGAATGTTCCAAATCCATATCAAAGTTGGCTGGATCGATATTACGAGTCAAAAGTGAATAAGCAAGAGCCAGTTCATCACGTGAACGTCCTTTTGGACCAGACATTTCAGGCGAACTATCAAGCTGTTCTTTCATGACCTGCTTCAAAGAAGACAAAGTCAACTTCTCCGCTAGTTTATTTATTTGTTTCGAAGTTAACTTCATCTTCTATCATCCTGCAATAAAGTTGCCTCTGTTGTTGAGAACAAAGGAGATATCCAAGAATTCCAAAGTCTTCGTTGGTAGAATCATGATTCTTCCACGAATGGTGTTATTTTCGATATCTGCCAACGTGGTCGTTGTTGTATCGATTTGAACAAGATACTTGTCAACACCCTTGTTATCTTGCACGCGCTTCAAGATTGGTTTTACCAAGTTTGAGAAACGCTCAAGTGTTGCTTCTCTGTTTTGCTCAAAGATGATTCGGTCAGCAATCTGTTTGACTTGACGACGAAGAGAAATCAAGAGACGACGAACGTTTACACGATCAAATGCACTTTCAGTTTGAAGAAGTGTTCTTTGACCCCAAACAACCGTTCCTTCAGAACCTGCAAATACAGCCAATGGATTGATGTTTGCGGACTGCAAGTCATCCAAGTTGTCTCGTGAAAGACGAACCGCTGGACGAACTGTTGTTTCAAGAGCGCCCCTTGTGAAACCTGCTGGAGCAAACCATGGGTATCCAACGCTGTCATTCTTAGCAAATGCACCAAGAACTGCTGCGGTTGAAGCTGCTGTTCTAGTTGTGTTGTTGAAGTCGTCACGGATAACAACGTCAGGGAAGTATGCAGCACCGAAAGATGAATTCAATCCTCTGTTGTTGAAGTTGTTTGCAGTGTTGACAACAGAAAGAGTTTGTGAAGAACTTGAAACTTCTGTGCTGTTTACATCGATGTTTTGAATATCCATCAAATACAAAGCATCATAACGGTTCTCAACCATATTCAATGCGTTGTCTGTAACGTAGGTGTTTCGAATTCCTGGAAGTGCAAGAAGTTGAATATCAACTTCTGTTACATCTGACAAGATGTTCAAAGCTGTAAGATATGAACTTACCGTTGGACCATCCACCGTTCCGCGGTTTGTGTTATCCATTTCTTCTTCAACAGCAACGTTCGTAAAGTAACGTGTTCCTTGATTGAAGATATTGACTCCATCAAATCCACCGAAAAGAGGTACTGTGAACTTAGCCAACTGTCTTACAGAGCTGTCTGTAAGGTCTGAAGTTGCAAGAGCACGGAAACCGTTTGTTGAGTCATTTGAGATATTTCCTTGACGAACATAAGACCATGTAACAGCATTCACAGTATCAACAAGACCTGTTGAAGGAGTGTACTTGATCTTGACTTTATTCAAAGTGAAATAGTTGTTATTGTATGCATCTGCATCAACAATACCATTTTCAGTTGTTGCTTGAGCGCCTTGGTTGTCATAAACAACAAAGTCTGCCCAATTCGTTTGGAAATCTGGATAGTATTGAACGAAGCTTCCAATGCCTGTCTCAATCTCTGTCGATTTGTTTGGTTCAGTTACAGAGGTTTGACGCTCAAATTGAACACCCCAATACAAGCTGCGGTCAACTGTTTGGTTAGGTGAAGCTCCTCTTGAAAGAGACTTTCTGTAAGGAATTGGTGGCTGAACAAAGCGATAAGTGATTGGATCTGTACCCGAACCAGTTACGTAATATGTTCCATCATCATTCTGATTTCCGAACGGCGCAGAGCCCGAAACTTGAAAATGTTGAACACCACGGAAACCAAATGGAAGTGCTGTTGGATCAATCTCAGCATCTTCAACTTGAGCGTCCATCTCTACACGAATGTAAGAGGAAGCATTTGGGTAGTTTCCTTGAGTGATGAGCTTTTGACGATCGGATGAGTTATCAAAGTTCCAGAATGTGTGGAAGTCTCCAATCACTTTTGCAACATAGTTTTGTGCATTTGGATTGAGGGACAAACCTCTCCATTGTTCAAGAACTTTTTTGTTCTTATCTGTGTCGTTGTAATCACGAACAATAAGGTCAAATGTACCATATTGGTCAACAGTGCTTACAGATGGTGTAATGTTCTCAATGGAGAACTTCACACGCTTATTTGCATATTCACCGTCATCCAAAGACCAAACTCTAAAGAGATTTTGTGGTGAACCACCAAAGTTCTGAGACACAACCCAAGGGCTCTTTGGAGTCTTGTATCTGTCCTCGAAGTTTTCAAAGTTTGGCGTTACGGTTGAACCTGAGTTTCTGCTAAGAGAAGAAGAAACAAGGAAAGCAATCTGTTCTGTAAGGTATGTGCTTCCGGAAACAACACCTGAACCAGTTACGGTTGCAAGTGCTGGGTGAACAGGGAAATCCGCATAAAGGAAATGACCCTTTTCTTCAATCTTGAAAGGATCTGTATTGAAGACCTTTCCAAAATAGTTTGGAGCAGTTACATCGAAAGAAGCAGAAATAACATTTGGCTCATTCGAGTTTTTGAAACCGTTCAACAGAAGAACGAACTCTTGTAGACTTCCCGAGATGTTTACAGAACCCGTTACCTGACCTCCAGCGTTCGTCCATGTTCCGGAAGAAGATGCTGGGGTGTTCCATGGGGATGCAGAAGATGAGAGCGTTAGAAGAACGCCTGATGGCGCGAAAACTACACCTCGAACAACTGGCGTTCCTTCGGTTGGAAGTCCTGCGGAAGAGAAGAAATCGCTTCCTGAAGTTTCTTTCATGATTGAAGCAAGAAAGTATGTTCTTCCTTCATCTCCACCTGCATATGCATATGGATTGTCATTGAAAGCACCACCTGATGCATTTTGTGGAAGGTCTGAACCGACAACAAATCCAGCATTTACAACCTTACCGGAGTTACTTCCGTCTGTTGTTCTTGCAAGTGCATTACCTGCTCCAAGAACACGAAGATATGTAAGAGACTGAGCGTTCCTTAGCCATTCACTTGCTGCGATTGGACCATTGAAAATGTAGTCATTTGGACCACCAAAGACCTGATTGAAATCTTGAGTTGTCGGAACTGTAACAGGAACAAATGCCGGACCTCTTTGCGCAGCACCGACTACACCAGCAGGAATGCCAGTTGGTCGTGTTGCAGTTGGACCAGTTAGATTTTGAACTCTTACGGACACGCCTGCTGATTTGAAGCTGATAGTCATTTTTCTTTTCTCCATCCATGGCAGGAGGTTCTACTGCCGCACATTACAGCGAGAATGCTAGAATATTTCAAACTATGATCCTCGCAAAATTTTCTCAAATTTGTAAACTCAAAATGCTCACCACTTGGAGAAACTAAAATTCTTTTGTTTCTTTTTGGACGAACAGTTTTTTCAGGTTCAACACTTTCGTTATATGACCAAATAAATCCACCGCTCGTTTTTAGTTTACCATTACAACAAAGATTGATTGCTGAAGGGTTTCCATGTGTTTTAGTAGCAGCCTCATTGCAGCCAAAATGAACAGCCAAAAGATTTCCACGTTTGTCAAACTGGAATATTTTTCTACTGTTTTTGTTCAATCTTCCTCGGTTGCCAAACATTGGATTTCCATTTCCGAAATTTGCTTTTGAAAGTTTGTTGCGAACTTCCTCAGAAGGCATCTCAGCAGTCTTCTTTATGTTATAACATTTTGTTTTTTGATCCCAGAACTCATCTAAATATCTTTGCTCTTGAACAAGTAGATTTTCAGGACTACAAAATTTGGTAATGTGAAAAGCAAACACACCATCACCGTACTTGTTGAAATCATTTTGAAGAAATGGATTTGAATGCTTTCTCTTTTTTAGAGCATTGAAGTGTTCCCTTTTTCTTCTTTTGAGATCAATAGAACTTCCATAGTAAACACGACCATTGACTTCATTTTCAATTTTATATATTCCTGATTTGAAGCTGATTGTTGTCATTTTTTACCCTATTCTAACTATTGTTCAATCACTGAAACTCAACACCGGAGTTTGTAACAATGAAGTCGATTGCAATAAATTCAACTGCCTTCACTGGTACAAGTCTGATTTGACAGTTCAAACGATTTGCATCTGCATCTGCTTGTGTATTGTTTCTGTTATCACAGATTACATCAAAGAACTCAATTCCACCATTTGTTTGAACTTCTGACAAAAGTCTACGAAGTTGTTCACTCAAACGCTGTCTAAGTTCTGGAGTGATCTGTTCCCAAATCAAACTATTTCCAATTCCGATGACTTGGCGCTTTAGGTCAAGAAGAAGACGCTTCACGTTGATACGTTGAAGAGCCGTTCTCTCATTGTCCAATGTATTTTGTGAGAAGATAACGTAACCTTCACGAGGGAACTTGACGATTGGGTTAATTCTAACATCGGCAAGTCTTTCCTGATCTGGTTGGTTGATACGGACAGTCGTTCTTTCAACAAAGGAAAGTGCTGCACGGTTGAAACCTGCTGGTGCATACCAAGGATATGCAACCTTGTCATTGAATCCGATTGCAGCAAATGCAGCGACGGAGGCAGGAACAACAACACGGCGTTGAGTGTTCATATCTGTAATGATGATGTTTGGGAAGTAAGGAGCAACATATGAGTTGTCCAATGCTCGAAGCTCAAACTGATCTGCTGTGTTTTGAACGTCAGCACGTGTTGAAGCCGAAGCATCACCTTCTCCATCGAAAACTCTTTCAATGTCAACGTTGTAAGATGGAACGTCCATCGTGTAAAGGATAAGTCCATTTGTCGCAACAGCGTCAGCAACATAATCCGTCACAAGAGGCTCTCTTTGTCCAGGCACAGCAAGAAGATTGATTGAAGATGCCAAAGGATCTGTCATAATGTCCGTTGCTGTACGGAATGCAAAGATACTGTTGTTCAAGATACCTGTTGCATTTTGGTTGAAACCAAATCCTGGCGAAGTGAACGCAGCGTTTGCATTTCCAATGGTTGTTCCACGAGCTTCAGTTGAAGTTGAACGGTCATTGAATGTCGCAGCATTTTTATCAAGAATGTTTGTTCCATCAAATCCACCTGCCATAAGAGCTGTGAACTTCGTGAAATCAGAGAACTTGTTGAAGTCGGCTGCGCTTGTTCCCTTATTCAAAAGAGTTGCAAATGTGACTCTTTGAAGAGTTCCGTCCGTAATCTTGTAAGATGAAACATCTGGTTCACCATCACGAATGTAAGCTGCCTGTCGAATGTGTGTTTCAACAGATGAAGTTACGTCTGCAAGATTTTGGTTGTAAAGAGCAACACGAGCAAGAGTGAACTTGTTGCTATTGAATCTGTTCACAAAAGCTCCAGTTACAACTGTATCAAGCTTTGAAATACCGGCAAACTTGGTGTAACTCTCAACCAATGGGTTTGGTTCAGAGGAAACATTTGGGTTTACAACGTTATTGTTTCTGCTGTCCTTGACGCCCCAAAAGAGACGACGGTCTACAACTTCAAGATTGCCAGGCGCACCTCTCCAAGTTCCAGTTGTATCAACTGAACCACGAGTTAGTTTGAAACGATATGGCAATGGAGGAACAATTGCTCCAAGAAGTCTTCCTTCGCCTGAACCGGAAGCTCCAAGACGAATCGAGCCTGCTGAACCTGTGTTGTCAAGCAACGTTGGGTTAGTTGAAAGAACTTCGTATCCCTCATAACCAAAAGGCAAAGCCTCTGGTGGAGTAAATCCTGAGTTTAGGCTCTCATCCATCTCTACACGAATGTATTTGGACTGTCCTTGATGAATTCCATATTGTTGAAGTCTCTTGTCTCTTTCATCAACAACATCGAAGTTGAAAGAAGCGTAACTGTCACCAACAACTTTTGCAATGTAGTTGTCATCTGATGGATTCAATGAGAGATTATTGAACTGCTCAACGACTTGAGGTTCATAGTCGTTATCATCAAATGCACGAACAACCAAAGAGAAAGTTCCATACTTGTTTCTCAAATCTGTAGATTTCTTGACGTTTACAATAGAAACTTTGTATTTGTTGTTTGCGTAAGCACCATCATCTTTTGAGAAAATCTTGAAAAGACGATACTCATTCTTACCGAATGGTTGAGAAATGAACCATGGGGTTGATGGCGTTGTAAATCTTGTGTCGAAACGTCCAAAGAGCTGACGGAATGGAGAAGAAGTATCTCCACCTGTTGTGGTTGTATTTGCTGAACCTGATGCAAGGAAAAGGTCAGCCGAACCTGTGTTGATTGAAGCAAGTTCTGCATCAACAGCGTAATCTCCGTAAAGAACGTGATATTCCGTGCCAAACTTCTCTGGATTTGTGTTCAAAACTTTTGCGATGTAGTTTACACTTGTTGGATCAAGAGAAGCAGTAACAATTCTTACACCTGCAAATCCATCACTATTGGCGAATGAAGTTCCAACGGATGTTGAAATTGCCAACTTGAATGAACGGTCAAATGCCCCTGATGGAGCTGCAAAGCTATCAAGGTCTTCACTGTAGCTTTGGTTCCAATCAAGAACTTGAAGTCTTGTGCCCGAAGCTGCAAAGAGAACACCACGAACCAAGAACACTTCGTCGCTTGCACCTGAAGAAAGGAACGAAGCATTATCTGTGAACATTGGCATGCCGTATGCCTCAGAACCAGTTAGAACGTGCTTACCGCCGATGAAGTAAACAGATCCTTCGGCATCACCAGGGAAACGTGAAGAGAAAGATGAAGAAACCTTGAAACCGGCATTAGTTACAGTTCCTTGAGTTCTGGTTGTGTCAATATCAGCAATAGTTGTATTTGCACCAGCACCAAGAACACGAACGAAAGAAACAGCGTTCTTACTTTCAAGGAATTTTTGCACAGTATAAGTTGATGGATGTTTGCTATCCAACTCACCGAAAGTGGTTACGAAATCTGAGAAAGTTCCAACTACAACTGGAACAAATGCTGGACCTTTCAAAGAAGATCCGATCACACCTGCTGGAACGCCTGTTGGTTGTTGTGAGGTTCTTGTAAGGTCAATCTCTCTTGGATAAAATCCTGGAGTTTTGAAAATCTGGTCTGCCATTCTTGGGTTCCTTTTTCACGAAGACTAAATCTTGTCTTCCTTCTAATTAGGACTTGAATTGTCGTAATACTGCCGCTTCACTTATTCTTCAATACTATTTGCTGGATAAGTTCAAAATCGTTTGTGTAGAAAATCGACTCACCCTTTAGATTGAAACGTTGAAGAACTGGCACATATCGGAAAAACGTCTTTCCTGTCCTTTTATCTACAAATTCTTTCTTGACTAAATACTTCCTATCAGTTGTATCTTTCTGTTTAGTTTTCGGATTTTCTTGAATATCAGAAAGAATGAACTTGTCCTCAACTCCGAGAGCAACGGGCTCCCTCTCAAGGTTTTCTGATTTGTGTACGTCATTCTCCATATTGTGGAAGTCAAATACAATGTCTGGAGCACTGATCCATTTTCTAACAGGCACAGGCTGCCCTGGGGCGTTCGTAGCAAGGATGTAGCCCTTTACTTTCATATTGATGGTGTATCTTAGGACACGGCGGTTATCTTTGAAGTCATCAAAGTTGTCACCACTTGCCATCTGATCTTCAACGTAAGCCAAGAACCAATAGCCTTTATCAGTATTTATTCGAAACATCTTGTCTTGAGGAAGATAAGAAGACATGAATGTTTCAATCATATAGGTCATGTGCTCTGTAAATGAAGTCCAAAACACAATCTCATAAGTTGCTGTAAAAAACTGAGGTTGTGGTATCGTATAGATTTCATAGATGTTTGCTGTTGATTTCAACTTCGGTTGAAGAAGTCCCCCTTGAATAACATCTTCTTCATACTGATCGATTCCCGTCTCTCTTGACGTTTCAGGAAGGTTCATATTTTCCAAGGCAAACTTGTTCAAATAGTTTTGAAAGTCTCTGTCCTTGTCGGAAAGTTTCTTTGAAATCGTCAATGTACCTGTCTGTTGGTTTATTCCTCGACCATTGATATCCTCAGTGGTCTGTTCAATGCCGCGGCGTCTAATTGAGATAGCTGGAAGAATTATTCTTCCATCCTTATCTTTCAAAGGTTTCAGTTGTTTTGCTGTAGCAAATCTTTCTCCAGTTGCAAAGATAACACTTGGTTTCTTTACATCAACAGCTCCATTTGATGTCCGAACCTTAGCAATTGTAAATGGAATTTCACGATTGAATAGGTTAAACATTCCTTCATCTGCATCAGTGATTCCGCATGGAGGAATGGTAAAATCAGTTGATGGAATATCCTCATATCCCGAATTCAAATGAGGTTTAGGGTCTGAAGGATCCCTTTCGATATTGAAACGAGTTGAGTTTTTGTTTTGAGACATATCAATAAATAGATAAACCCCAAGAGGAATATCGATTTAGGATAATGAATGGAACATAACCAATTAGAGAAGAGCTCAGACCCATGAGGGGTCATTCATTCTTATTGAGCCTGTTTCTTGGGAGGAGCAACAGTTGGAGCTTGATTTCCAGGGGTTTGTGCTGATGTTTTTGTTTTCACAGGTTTTCTAGTAGCACTGTCAGAACCAATCGACTTACCATCTTTTGCATACTCTGTATTTGCTGTGTTTTTGTCAAAACCATAATCCAAAAGAACAACACGACCATCTGGAGTTTTGCCCCAATGATCATGGAACTTCATATCACCACGAATAAGACCCTTCTTGACAAGGTTGTTGATAGCATTCAAGAAAATCAAGTCTTGTTTTGCTTTGACTTTCTGTTCAGGTGTTGACATTTTAGATTGATCAATGTCTGATGGTTCCCATTGATCACCCATTGCATATCCGATAATCTCAGAAGAATATCCTTTGATTTTCTCAAACTCATTCCAAGATGTAAGAGGACGAACAAGTTGAGCCATGACCCAGTTACCTTTTGGGTCACTGTTTTGAATTAAAGCAAGAGCAGGTTGCAGTGTTTTATCTTGAGCAAACTGAACTTCTGTTTTGTTTTGTGCAATGCCCTTTGAATTGGTTGCAAACTTCATAACAAAGCGATTACTCAAAAGAAAAACTTTTCTTGAAGATCCTTCTCCTAATACTTGAAACTGTTGTTCTAATTGCCGAAGCTGATCAACGAAGGGCAAATTTTTCCATTGTTGGAAATTGAACTGTCCTTTGCTTTTCAGTTTCTCCATCAGAACCTCACTCTCGATTTTTTCGAATTCACGAAGGAACATCAAAACCTCTTTTGTAAATATTTTCTTTTATTTGCTGCGTCAGGCATTGAATGCATAAAAGTTGATATAAACTTCATCGTTCAAACCATAATCAAGAAGAACAACTCTTCCGTCTGGTGTCTTGCCCCAATGTTCAATTTTCCCCGCGTCGCCCTCTGACAATCCATACTTCTTTCTTGCATATTCAACAGCTTCTTTATATTTTTTGAACTGTTCAGTTTCTTCTCCGAGATCAGCACGGAGCATTTCAATGTTCAGTTCCAAACTTTTTATATTTTTTTGATAATGTTGAATATTCTTTTGTATTTCTTTGATATCTTTGGGATTTTCTGTCAGTTCTAAACTCTTTTGCAAACTGATGATCATTTGTTTTATCATTTCAAGATCATCAAGATATGTTTCAAGGCGTCCAAATCGATCCGAACCATCAAAGAGGTCGTAAAAATCAAATCCGGCAATCTTGATGAATTCTTTCGTGGAATTATCAAATTGGTCCATTGGTTTCACCAAATCGGAAACAAGCCACATCCCTTCAGGATTGTGTTTGTAAACCTTGGCAAGAATGTGAGAAACTTCAGGATCCTGTGACATTTGTGTTTCGAGTTTGTTTTGGGCGAAACCTGCTTTATTCATTGCAATTTTCAAAACATATCTAGATGATAAAATGTAAACGGCTCGTGAAGATCCTTGACCTATCTTTTCAAGACTTTCTTTTGCATAATGATTTGCTACTGACCACTTTTCGCTATCAATCTGTTGGAATTCTTTGAAATTGAAGGAACTGTTTTGAGTGCCTTTTCTGCCTCTCAACTTCTCTTCAATGTCAGTTTGTTCCATTAGTTGCTTAAATCTTTTATCGATAAAATTCATTGCTACATTCCTAGATAGTGTTCGTCCCAAACGTCAAGAGAAAGACCATAGTCTAATAATACAATTCTACCAGAAGCAGTAATTCCCCAATGGTCATCATATGCGATATCGCCTCCATGTAAACCGTATTTGATTGCTTCTTGAACGCCCTTGAACGTTTCAAAAAGTTTTTTGAAGTTTATTTTGTTTACATTTTCGCGATATCCTTGTGCCAACTCTTTCAAAACCGCCTCAGTTGGTACAGTTTTTTTAAAAAGGATTTTGTTCAAAACATAAAAGAAGAAAGTTTTGGTACATCCAAAAGCTCGAAGATAATCTCTGTTATGCGCTTCTTTCACAATCTCGCAAACAAGCCATCTATAGTTGCTATCAAAGTCATAAATTTCTGTAAAGATTGACTTCAAATCTGGATTTGTGAAAACTTCAACTTCATTTTTGTTTTGAGCTACACCCTTCAAAGAAGCTAATCCTATTGGACCTGCTCCAAGAGCGGATTTCAACACAAAACGTGAGGATAAAACGAAGGCACATCTGGAAGATCCCGCTCCGAGCCATTGAAGCCGTTTTTGAGCATAGGTGTTCGCTTCTTCCATATTGTTTTTTTCTGCAAGTTTTTTGAACTCATTCCAATTGAAAGACTTTGAACGAATTTTTTCTAAAAGCGTGTTCTTTTGAACTTGTTTGTAAATCTCATCAAACATGTCATGCTTTCTTTACGATTGATACAGCATCAACAATGCCTGTTGCAATTTCAACTGCCTTTACAGTAGAGGCTGCACCTTCTGCTGTTGCAAGTGCTGCTGATGTTGAGTGCAACAAACCCGAAATACCTTCTGCCGCAAAATAAACAAGAAGAAGTTTGTAAATGAGTGATTCAACTTTTTGTTTTGCGTGTTGTTTGTTTTGTGAGTAGTCTGCAAATTCAAGGAATGTCTTTGACGTCTTGAAGCCCTTTGCCCAAGCTTTCTTGTAGATAACATAAGAAAGTCTGTCAGGAATAATTATGTCAATTCCTTTTTCCTCAATCTTGTGAGCCACATGATATGCATGTTCAATCGCATGAGAAGTTTTTTCAAGACCTAGGAACTTTGAAAACTTGTAAAGACCTTTCAAAAGTAATGGAATTCCTCCCATTATTCCAAGAACCAATCCAACAACAGTCGTTACTCCAAGTGCTTCATTCAGCGGTTGTGAAGCTTTGTCTGCGGAGTATTCAGCGATTGTTTCGTTTAGAATTCCTGTAAGTTGAATTGCAAAAGCTTCTTGAACACCTCTTTGGTTCTGAGGAACTTGCTGTCCTTGATTTACAACGTTACTTACCTGAGCTTTCAATCCATTTATTTCTTGTGAAGCTTCTTTGACTTTATTTGTAAGGTTTTGAGCAATTTGCATTGTGTTATCAATGGGAAACTTTTCACCCGTTTCCTTTTCAGCTTCATTTTTTATATCAACAATGAATTGAAGTTGAGGTTTCAACTTTGCAAGTTCAGGAGCTTTCTTTTGAATAATGCCTGATAGATTTGCGACAGCCGAACGCAACGCTCCTTGAACTTTCTCCCAACCTTGGCTTACACCTTGTTTTGCAGAAGCAACAGCTTTTTTGATTAGGTCAACAAGACCTTCATTTAGATTTTCTTTCTTTGTCATTGTGCCTCCTACCAATTTCAAACTCTTTATCGCTGATGGATCCCAAATGCATCCTGATGCAACGTCCCAAGGATAGTACCATGACATTTCCAGTCTCATACTGTGAATATATGGGCAAATTTCAATGCCTGAATATTGACTAGCTACTTTTTTCCAATCTGGCGTCAGAGCATATTTTGGAATTTTAGATCCAGAATTCATTCCAAAATTTCTTACAAAATCTTTTAGTTCTTTCTCACTGCGAATCGTCAGTATTTTTGAATAATCAACTTCAATTTGATAGATGTATTTTTTTGGGATTTTGTAACCTTCTGCTTTTGCCCAGTTTTCCCAATCATCTCCACAAGAATACCAAAAACCATCCGGTTTAGGTGGAAAATTATTTGTTTGCTCCGCAGCGCGGACCCGTTCAATAGGTTTTGGTGAAAAGTGTAAAAGTTTCATTTTTCCTCAATCATCGCTGTAAATAAATGGAGTTGACTCATTGTCAAATGTATTTGTTTCATCTGGCTTTTCATCATCCAGAACAATTTCTCTTGGACCTTCACCGAGAGCAATAGGAGCCATTTCTCCTGCAAGTCTATCTCTGATTTGTCTGAAGTCATTTGTTTCTTCATTGTTTGGAGTTACAGGAAGACCTCTTTGCTGACTCCAAGTTTTTTCAACGTCACTATTTGCAAACTCCTTGGCATCGACAGAAGGTCCATTGAAGTTTTTAGGATTGAAGACGTCAGAAGAAACAGTTTTTGCAATAATCTTATATCCGTTCTCATACTCTTCTTGACCATACAAATTAGAGAGTTGAACATAAGAAACGATTTCAAATGCACTATCACCATAAGTGAAGAAATCTCCCTCACTTATTTTTATATCTTTGTCCATCAAATCTCTTGCTTGTAAAAACAGTTCAAGAGTTGTATCAATGGAAGAACCAAAGATATCAGCAACACTTTCCTTTTTTGGTTGTCCGATCAAACAATCAAGTTTGACTGGAGACTTGAAAACCTTTTTGATAGCTTCCTGATAAACAGGATGTGTTTGTGTTCGTTCAACATCAACAGCGTAATAGTAGATGTATTGACCAATAACATCCTTGATCAATTCTTTTGTGATATCATTGATGAATGCAATCTCTTTACGTGTTATGAATAAACGAGCCATGACATTTCAACCTATCAGTGAACAGGTGTTGTATTGTAGTGGAGATTCAAAAGTCTTCTTGAAGCAGAACCAACTGATCCACCAACGATTTGAAGAATTGCAATCAATCCTCTTTCATCAATACCTTGTTTTTTTGCTTCGTCTTCAATTGCACGAAATAGATGACCAAGTTTTGCGTCGTCATGGAAATTTTCCTGATTGACAAACTGCTGCATTGGTTTCTTCATTTTTGCACGAAGTTCAACAGCTTTTTGTCCCTTTGGGTCTTGTCCCTTGGTTATGTTTACCAACATTCTTGCTGCTTCTCTATAAGGAGCCAATTCTTTTTCTTTGGCTGCACCTGGCACTGGAGCAGGTTGTTTTCCTTGAGGACTTTGAGGTTGAGCTTGAGGAGAAGTTGGTTGAACTTCTCTTTCAAAGATTAATTGTTTGATTGTTTTCATCACTCTCTCCTAATTGCATATTTTGCAGGAAATGGAAGATACTGCAATTGCTTTTGAATGTTCTCTGCCTTTTGAGCTTCTCTTTCGGCAAGCTTGTCGTATGTAAGTTCATTCAATCTTCCATACAATCCAGTTGTGTCAGAATTCAACAACTTATCTTTGTCTTCTCTGCCTTGTTGGACAAGATCACTTCCATCCAAATCTACTTGACTTTCTGGAATTGGAATAGTCTTCATCTTTGAACGAACGCGTCCAAGCATTTCTGTACAAATTGCCAAAGCATATTGAAAAATCCAATTTCTTGCCCAAGGGTTCAATGACTTGTAATCTATCAAACCAAATGGAATATTGGCAGGGTTGTTTGCTCCATAAAGTGTGTCAAGCTCTATTGGATTACTTCCTGAAATACCAATACCCACTCCAGAGCCGGAAAGAGGCATTCCAATGATGCCAGGAGCAACAGATGAAGGAAAGGAGACACGAATCCACAATTTGTCATTGAAGGTTGGCACCAGATTGTTTGGAACTGGGTAAATCCTAATCTTTCTTCCTGTGACACGGAAACTGTAATGAGATCGTCTTATTTTTTGTGCAGTTTCAAGCATTCCACCACGAAGAGCGTCTTCGAAAACTGGGAGGACATAGAAACGTGTATCTGGAATATAACTTTCAACAGGCATACCAGAAGCAATGAAGTTGCTTGCAAGATTTGAATTGAAAGCATATTGAACAGGTGTGTCATGAAAGACTTCCAATATTTTCATTCTTCCAACACTTTCACTTGGTTGGTAGTTGGTAAGAGGAATATTGTTTTGATCCACAAGGTCAGTGTATAAATCGTAATCTTGTTGACCTGTTCTAAGAGTTATAGAACCAGAATAACTTTCTTGACTTTGACCATAACCAATTTCAGCAGCATAAGGTTCAGCAAGTCTTGTAAGAAATTCGAAGTTCGGAAAAGTGTAAACGTTTGTAAGGTTGATAGTTGAATAATAGTTGTTTGAACTATCAAGGGAACCAGTATTTGTACCAAGAAGACTGGTGAGGTCAGATTTGGCTCTATATTCAATAATGGCAGCATTGAATGCCATGGTAGCTTCTTCTAAAGCTGACCAAATCATCTTCTTTGTAAGCTCAACGGAAAGAACATCTTCACCTAAACGTCTCAAAACAAAGATGACCAACTTATCAGCATCATTTTGATAAGCTGGATCGGAGTCCCAGTAGCCGAACGGACACGGATTTTGTGTTTGAATAAACGAAGGCATTATAACAATCTCCATCCTTTGTGAGAATTCGCTTTACCACATAAAACTCTACCCAAATTTGCTTTATCTAATCCATGCATTTTGCAAAATTCAGAAAGGTTCCTTTGTAAAATCACTTTTTCACCCTCTGGATTTACTAGCCAGATGTTGTATTCTTTTGCTCGGATCAAAGACACTCGTTCATATAACCATTTCACGTATTCTGGATTTTCTCTTTGTTTCTTTGCGCTTTCTGACTTTATTTTTCGCGCCCTTTCACTTTTATTCCACTCTATAACTTTTTCATGTCCAAACCTTTTCTCTTTGTGTTGTTTCTTTGCACATTCTTTCAATTTTGAAAGTCCACTTTCGCTCATTGATGGCACAATTGCGATAGAAGAAAGATTTAGACAGTTTGTGTCTTTGTAGTGAAAATCTAAAAGTTCTTGCTCTTTTTCGAAAGCTTCCTGACGATTAGAACAATAAATGAAAAACTCCTTTATCTCGTCTTTATATTTTTGACAAACTCTTGAAAACCATGAATTGTTATGTTTGTTCTTTTTGACGTCACAAAAATGTTGATTTATTCTATGGGAACATTTGTTGCTTGAACCAATATAGAAATATTTTTTAGCAAATACAAGTATGTATACACCTGGTAGATTGCACCTGTCCAAAGAGACATTCCAATATCCCCAAGGTGTCGGGTTCATTGTTTGGATGAATGTAGGCATACGATAGATAAATAGCTATGAATTTCTTAGCCATGTCGCTTTATTTGAGAAAAATGCCCAGGTGTGCTATCCTTGTTACATGAGGAGATTGCACATATTTGATTTTGATGATACCTTGGCGAAAACCTCGAACATTGTGCGTGTTCGGAAGGGTAATGGCTCAGTCATCGAACTAAATTCACAAGACTATCTCACTTATCAAAAAGAAGAAGAAGATATTTTTGATTTCACTGACTTTAGAGAGCCCCGCGATGCAGACAAGATTGATGAAATTGTAAACATCCTTGTACAGGCTGTAAAGAAAGATGGAATTAACTCCGTTGTCATTCTAACAGCGAGAACTACGGATGTGCCTGTAGTTCACTTTCTAAAACAACATGACCTTCCACCTGTGCAAATCATGCCTGTGGGAAGGGAGCATATGCATTCTCATCCTACAGATAAAGCCATTTGGATTTCGTGGGTTATCGAAAAGTTCAAAATAAATGAGGTCATCTTTTATGATGACCATCCAGGGAATATTGAAGCTGTAAAAAAGTTGTGTCACTCAAACACTAAGATTGTGACTCATCTCATCAAAACAAAATCGCCAATTTGAATGGAATTTCTTTTACACCAACCACTTCGAACCTCAAGAACATATTTTGAGTTTGGAACAAGGTGACTTTTTTCGTTATTTGCTTTCAAAGTTCCAATATGAACAACATCAAGTGTTGCTGAAAGTCCTATAACATCTAGGTCAAATGGAACGTTTTTCATCCAAAAAGAATGGGTTTCTTGACTTGGGAATACGAACATCAACCCTTCATGATCTTTGGGCTCTGTTCCAAACATAAAACCCTTTGTTCTTTCTTCTGGCGAAAGAAGAAGTTTTAGTTTGAGAGGATTACCATTGATAGATACTTCAATCTTCATAAGAGTAAGTATCACTTCATCTTCTTTGAATGACCTCGAATGAGCCACCTAAAAATGTGTGCATACCAAGGCTCAGGTTTTCCAATCCTTCTTACAAGTTCTTGTTCTTCCATACAATAAAGTATAAGAAAAATCTCTTGAAATTCCAACCAAAACCCAGTATTCTATATCTATATGGCTAACAGAATTCAAACATCATTCGACAAACAAATTTTCTTCTTATTTCCGAAGGATGCTGATGAAGTTGAACTTGAAACATTCAAAATCTCAGCAACCCAAAAAGAGAGATCCAGTTCATATTGGCGAACAAAATATAACCAATTTACGATTTTTGAAAAAGAATCTTTGGATCAAGAGGGTAATCCTATTTGGAGATCAATTGGAATAATTGATGAAGGTTATTTTAGTGAATACTTTTTGTCGGACACGACGAGGCTTTATGCTCGACAAGACGAGAATACCGGAGCCAGTATTCTTCCTGAAAAGAAGAAGAAGTTGATTGCGGAAATCAATCAACATATCGAAAAGCAACGAAGGGAGAGGAACAAAATCCTTCAAAAGGAACGTAAACAAAAGAACGAAGCACTTGCTAAGTCGAAGGGTCTTTCGGTTGAAGATTTCATGTTCCAAAAGAAAGTCCAGAGAATGTCAAAAACTCAGGACAAGAATGTGGAAAAGTTGAAGAAGCAGGTTTCTCTTGTATTCAAATACAATGATGAGCTTGATAAGCTAGAAAAAGAAATCGCAAAGGCAAGAGAAGTTCTTGGAACAATTGAACTTGAAAAACTTGCACTTCGCGATAATATGCACCAGTTTCAATGGAAAATTCGTGACATGAAAAATGCTTTGAGTTACTATATCAAACTCAAAAATGACGAGGAAAAGAAATGAGTCATTATTCTAGCGGATATGATACCTATTCCTCAGCTTTGTTGCCTGACCTGAACTTTGGAGAATATGAA